CAGGTGCAGGATATGACGTTGCTGATCTGTTGTTGGCTCGTTTTGAAGCGACCACAGACATTACTTACAACGGCTTGATCATAAGTCTAGACTACTCTGAGGTAAGAGCAAGTTACCTTGATTCACCATTCTATTGCACACCAGTCACAGTTGCTTGGTACTGCTATAACTCTTAATAAAGGAAACTAAAATGGCTTTTGCACAGGGTTCACGTTCTGGACTATCGTATGTGGTCGAATCCGTATTCGGTACTACCCCAGCTTCACCCGCACTTGTTCAGTTGCCCTATAACACTCACTCTTTGGACATGACCAAGGACCGTGTATCGGGTAATGAAATCCAACCTGATCGTATGCTTCGCGTTGACCGTCATGGCAACCGTCAAGCTGGTGGCGACATTGTTGTTGACCTCCGTAAAGCTGACTTTGACCCCTTCCTCGAAAGCGCACTTATGAGTGCCTTTGCGGATTCGGCTACCATTGCTACCTTGACTGCTACCAGTGCTTCTGGAACGGCTACTCTGACGTTTGCTTCTCAGACTATCCCTCCCTTTCCAGTTGGCTCTGCTATCACTGTAGCTGGTGTTACCCCCTCTGGCTTTAATGGTGTCTTCACTGTCACTGCTTGTACTGCAACTTCAGTGTCTTATGCTAACGCCACTGCTGGTCCGCAGACTGTTGCTGGTACGATCAAGAACAGGGTTCTGAAGGTCGGGAATACAGCTAAGTCGATGAGCATTGAAGATGCTGCTGATGATATTACTCAGTTCCGTCTCTTCACTGGTATGACTGTCAACACTGCTGCTATCTCCATTAAACCCAACGCTATGATTGCTGCCACGTTCAGCATGGTTGGTAAGGATATGACCATCTCTGGTTCATCCCTTGATGCCGCAAAGACTGCAAGCAGCACCAACCAGCCTTTTGATGCTTACTCTGGCACTATGGCTATCGGTAACGCAAGTGCAGCGTTGTCTTCTGTGGCTACCATCACTGGCATTGACTTCTCTATCACCAACTCACTTGCACCAACCTTTGTTGTTGGTTCTGCCACAACCCCTCAGCTTGAGTTTGGTATGGCAACTGTGGAAGGTACGATCACTGCCTACTTTGAAGATGCTACCTTGATCAACCGCTTTGTCAACGAAACGACTTCGGCCTTTCAAGTCACTGTGAACGATCCTAGTGGTGCATCCAACTACACGTTCCACTTTCCCCGTGTCAAGATCAATGGTGCGGCTGTTCCTGTTGGTGGTCCGACTTCGCGTATTGTTACTCTGCCCTTCGTGGCCCTGTACGATACTGTTGAGAACAGCAACATCGAAATCATCCGTAACCCTTCCTAACATAAGTATCCCCTTTAAACAAGGGGTAGGGACAGGATGATTGTGTCGGGCAGAAGTCCTGTCCCGAATTTCACTACTCGACACAACTTTATTTTCGTTTACCCCTTGACACGGGCATGACCACTTCCTATATACTTATTAGGTTTGCCCCCGCCGATATACCCATATAAGGATGTCTGATCCTAAAGGGTATTGATGATTAGTCATAGTAACTCTAACCCTTATAGGACATCCCCGACATGGACCTTTCTAATCTACTACCTACCTCTGACACTATCACTGTTATCCTCAAGCATCCAGTTACTGATGATGTGTTGATGAAGGATGATGGAGTTGAGATGTCAGTCACTGTGTATGCACCTCATTCGAAAGAGTATAAGGCTGCTATCCACGAACAGACCAACAAGCGTATCCAGAAAGCACAGAAGAGTAAGAAGATTACCTTCACTGCTGAAGAGATTGATGTAGCGTCTGTCGAACTGATTGCTAAGACCACAAAAGATTGGGACTTGACCTTTAACAAGAAGTCTTTGAAGTTCTCTGTGGCAGAAGCAATCGACCTTTATCAGAAACTTCCGTGGCTCAAAGATCAGGTTCTTGACGCTCAAGAGGATTATACCTCTTTTTTGAAGAAATAGCCTCTGACCTATATGAGTATGCGGAATGGGACTTCAAACTAAGTCTTACTGATAGTAACGGTGTTTCTGAAAGGGAACACTTAGAAATGGTTGAAAGGCAGATTGGACAAACTCCAGTAGAGTTGCAGGGACCACCGTTCCCCGAACTAATGGAATATGTCTGGTCTGCCTTTATTAGTTTGCATCCTGCCCGTGGTCAAGGCTTCAATGGACCTCTGCCCCTTAGCTTTACTGAGATTGCTGCGTGGCAACAACTAACTGGAAGTCAACTATCCATCTGGGAAGTTGGTGTCATTAAGAAACTAGATTCTATCTACATGGGGGTTATCAATGACCGATCTAGCTGATATTGTTATTCGGGTTGATTCCTCACAACTAAACTCTGCTGCTGGGGCCACTGAAGAACTTCGCAGAAGCACTTTGAACTTACTTGGTTCTGTTGACAGGGTTGCTGCTGCACAGATTAGTCACGCGAATGCTATGCGAACACTCAGAAGTTCTGTCACAGCGGGTATAATTACCCAACGAGATATGGCAAGAGCCACCGCATCTTTGACACAGCGTCTAGAGGCACAGGGTCTTACCCTAAACAACTTAGGGGAGGTTGTCGAAAGAAACACTGGATCGCTTCGACGTTTTGGTTCCTCTGGGATGCAACAAGTTGGTTATCAGGTAGGTGACTTTGCTGTTCAGGTTCAGGGCGGAACAAATGCTCTTGTGGCACTAGGACAACAAGGTACGCAACTATTGGGCATCTTTGGTCCAACTGGTGCTATTTTGGGGGCATTTTTTGCAATTGGTACAGCTATACTTAACGTATATTTTCAGACAGAAAAGTTTAAGCAAGCTGCCAATAATCTTAAGACAGGTATATCTGAACTTAGGTCTGAAATTAAACTGCTTCAAAGTGGTGCAATGGGTGTTGCTGAAGAGTTTGGCAAGGTTACTACTGGGCTTGAAAGAACAGTCCGTCTTGTTGCTACAGTCACCCTTGCCAAAGCCTTGGGGGATGCTAGAACTCAGTTAGCTGCATTAACAAAAGATATTTACACTTCAACTGCCCCTATTATGACTAGCACACTTTTAGACCAAAGATATCAAGAAACCCAAAGGTATAAGAGAGACCTTGGTATGGGTGGCGCACAAGCCACGCAAATGGCTGATATGGAACTTGCTTTAGCACGAGCCACAACGGACAAAGAAAGACTTGACATCCTTAATCAGATGAACGCTGAAATAGAAAAGCAAGTTGTATCTGGAGCCACTATTTCAGATCAAGGTTTGCAATATCTACAAAGCATGGCCCTTGCACAACAGGGATTGCAAACAGTTGTAAACTTACAGGGCGAGTTGGCAGAGGCTTCCAAAAGCCAAGTTGAAACTGAGAAGCAAAAAAGAGATGCTATCGGAATAGCAAAAGACCTTACAAATGCTCAAGATGAAGCCCAACGTATGCTTAATGGTGGTTTATCTGTTGCTGGTGGTTTACACAACGCTTCTGTCAGATCAATGCAAGAACAACTTCGTCTTGCAAAAGATCATGAAGAGATGTTAATCAATGCTTATGAATACATGGGCGCAACTATGCGTCTATCTGCCGAGCAAGTAGCATCTTATGAAAAAGAAAATGAGGCTATTGATAATAGACTTTTAATGGAAATAGCAATTGCTAAGTTTGGCAAAGATTCTGCTGAAGTTAAGAAATTGCAACGTGAGAAGGAACTTGATCTATATGACCAAGGTATTGATAAACTAGTAATTCTTGGTCAATACACTAAAGAACAAGGTGAATTGTTAAAAGATTCTAACCGCATACGGCAAGATGCAGTAGACTTACAGCAAAAAGAAACTGATTCCCTAAATAGAGGTAAAGAACTGGCTAGGGAGTTCTTAGCTACCTACCTAGATATTGGTAAAGCTGTTGAAGACATATCTAAGGTAGACCTCAAGAGTGTCTTTGAAGATGCTTTACCACCATCAAGTGCATTGTATCAGTTTGTTTCAAAGACATGGACTACAATGCTCAACATGAGTAAGTTCCAACCCAGAGACTACAGTGGCTTTACTTATGGTGGGGCCTTTGCAGAAAGTCGCATGGAAGGTCCAAGTGAACCACCAAAGATTAAAGACAAGACTGGTATAGGTGGTGGCGGAGCAAAGACTGATCCACTTGCTGAACTCCAAAAGCAGATTGCCCTTCAAGAAGAACTGAATGGTAAGACTGAAGCAGAGAAGAGAGTTCGTCAAGCACTTGGTGATGACTATGCTAAGTATAGTCCTACTATCATCAAGGGCCTTGAAGATCAAATTCAAAAGCAGATCGAACTTGAAGATCGTCTTAAGGAACAACAGGGTCTTTACGACACCATCCAAAGTAGTATGGAAGATGCTTTCATGTCTATGGTTGATGGCACTAAGTCTGCTAAGGATGCCTTCAAGAGCATGGCTGCTGCAATCATCAAAGAACTCTACAATGTTCTTGTGGTTCAGCAACTGGTCGGTTCTTTTGACAGAGCCACTGGGAAAGGGGCTGGTATAACTGGCTTCTTAGGTAAAGCCCTTACAGGTATGTTCAAAGCTGATGGTGGTCCTGTTAGTGCGGGTCAACCGTATATCGTTGGTGAACGTGGCCCTGAGTTGATCATCCCTAAGTCTTCAGGAATGGTTCTGACTAATGGTCAAACTAAGGCTGCTCTTGGTGGTGTTTCCAATGATAACTATGTGGTTCACAACAACATCAATGTAACGGGTTCCGACTCTGTAATGGTTCGTCAAGAGATCGCTAAGATGATCCCGCAGATCAGCAGTGCCACAAAGGCTGCAATGATTGATGCTAAGAGGCGTGGCGGACAAATGGGCAACGCATTTAGGTAAGGTGAATAAATGGCTACAGTATATCCAATATCTACTCCGACAAATATTGGTATTGCCAATATCATCTTCAGTGCTGACAATGCTACCGCAATCAGTCAATCACCCTTTACCTTCGCACAACAGGTCGTAAAACATCAGGGGGAGAGGTGGAGAGCATCTATCTCTCTCCCACCTATGAAACGGGTTGATGCGGAGAATTGGATTGCTTTTCTCCTTACTCTTCGCGGACAATACGGAACATTCCTCCTTGGTGATCCTAATGGGACTGCTCCTAGAGGTTCTGCTGCCACAACCGCAGGAACTCCCTTGGTGATGGGTGGAAGCCAAACTGGAGAAGACTTGACTATTGATGGTCTACCTGTATCAGTGACTGGTTACCTTCTTGCTGGCGACTATATCCAACTTGGTTCTGGTCCCACCTCTAAGTTCTATAAAGTCTTGACCCAAGTGAATACAAGTGCATCTGGTGTTGCAACTGTCACGGTATGGCCTTCAATTACCACAGCCCCGACTGACAATGATCCTATTGTCTTGAATAACACAAAAGGTCGGTTTCGTTTGTCTAACAATGTTGCCTCTTGGGAGATTAACAATATCTCCTCCTATGG